CCCCTGCCATTTATCATCCAACGTCGCCATCGCCTGATAGAAAGCGACCACGCCACTAATCAGCGTAACACCGCCATAAACCAGTTCGCCGGTGAACTTATCGGCAAACAAACCGAACGCACCGGACACAATCATCGCGGCACCGAAGAACACCACACCGATAATAATCCGGCGACGTATCCGCCACCTATCCGACACTGACAGACACCACACCCAACAGGGCACCCATCAAACCAAGCGCACCGAAAATCCAGCCAGCCTTCTGCTCCAGTTTCCTGATGCGGATTTCGTGGTCATCCACTTTGGTATCCGTGTCGGGCAGTGAGTCGGCCAACCGTTGCAGGATTTTCCCCTGCCGGACCAACTCCGTATAGAGTTCCCGTGTTGTAATCCGCACTCCATTCGTCTGGTTGTCGTCGGTCATCGGCGGCCTGCCATAAACCTATTTACACTACGGACATCCTGAGCCTTCAGAATCCCCGAAATTCCGTATGAGGGCATTTCCACACGCATCCGTGTCCGAGGGGCTGTATCGGACGCAGACGGCCTCTCACGGCTTGCCCGAGTCTCCGCAGCATATTCCGCCGACAGATACTGTTCCGGGTCCACGTCAGTCCCCCACCGTTTCGACTTACGCACCTCAAAATGCAGGTGAACACCAGTGCTGGCACCAGTCGTACCGGTCACACCAATATCCTCACCACGCTTCACCCGAGTTCCCACCAACAAGTGAGAAGGCTGCTTCAGGTGATAGTAGACAGTCCACACACGCGGATTCTCATGGCGAATAATTAAGGTGTATCCGCCACCCGTGCGCTTATTCAAATCAGCACCCTTATGGACGACAGTCCCATCCGCCGGGGCGTAAATAGATCCGTGGTAGGCGACATCGACACCACGGTGATGTTTCCGTTTCCCGGTTATTGGGTGGGTTCTCATCCCCCAGGGGCTACGAATCGACTCCCCACGAGGCCACGGGCGAGCCAACATTATTCACCGACCACCCATTCACCCACAGACTCATCCCACACATAATCCTGCCCGTCATCCGGCATTGGCACCGGGGCAACCCACAAGCAAGTCGACTCGTCCAACACCCACGACTCAAAGGCTTTGGGTGGAATAAACGCGTCCCGGCCCTCGTCATAGGTGTAGCCGATACCGGCATAGTTGAACCGTAACGCCTTGCTTTGGTCAGCGGATGGCTCACCTGTTTCCGGGTCATAGTGGACACCGCCCCGAGTGTTGTACGAGGTCTGCTTATAAGTGTCGCCGGTGCGGGCAGTCAAGTCTGCCTCGAGCCCGTCGTCCTCCTGTCGCCCTACGGTCACAAAGACCACGACATTATTCTCGTCTAGTTTGGCAAAGTGGCTCATCCGATAGTCACCGTTTCTGAAGTCGTACTAGTAGCAGTTACCGTGTAAACATCGTCGGTGCCGTCTACCGCGCTTGACTGAGTTACACCGCCGGAGAAAGAAACGCTGGTGCCACTTGGTACACGGAAGATAACTACGCCTGAACCCCCGTTTCCGAATACACCGTTTCCAGTGGTTCCACCGTCTCCGCCGTCGCCAGTATTTGCGGCTCCGTTATTTACAGAGCCTCCTGACTCCGGCGCGTCGCCACCAACAGCCCGAGTGACCGAAGAGCCGGTGATGCTAGACGCTACTCCAGCCCCACCGGGTTGGCGAGTGGCGTTACCCCCAGAGTTCCCCCCAGCTCCTCCGGCACCACCGCCCGAGCCTCCCGCGCCGGTACCATTCCGCGTGCCCTCACCGCCGTCAAAACCCTGATTAGTCGTTCCCGAACCGCCAGAAAGATTTGCGCCTCCTTGCCCGTCGGACCCGGCTCCACCGCCCGAACCGCCGTCCCCGCCGGGGTCAGAAGCCTGCCCGTCTCCGTGGCTACCGAAACCGCCACCCTCGGAAGTTATAGAAGCAAAAACGCTGTCCGAACCTTTGTTTCCGTTTGTCGTTACATTGACTCCACCGGAACCACCAGCCCCGACTGTAATCGTATAAGTACCGTTCAAGGTCAAAGGCGTTTCAGCCGAAGCCCCACCGCCCGATGATTCACCCGAGACGGAGCATCGGTAACCTCCGGCACCCCCGCCCCCCCCGACGTAGGTATTTCCCCCTCCGCCACCACCACCACCGGCAATAACCAAAGCCGGAACAGAACCGAAAAAAGTCCCCGCACTCATAGTGGCATATCGGGTTTGTTCCGTCAGGGTAGACGTAGACAATCTGCGGATAGACAAGAAAGCCCCCTAAACGTCGATTTCCGCACCGAACAGGTTAAACGAAAGAAGATTCGCCGCACCCGCCGCCACCGTCACAACATCCGTCGCCTCCAACGCCATCCCCAGAGTAAGCGTCGTCGAATCATTCGCGGCCACCGGAACCTCTTTGGCAATATAGTGTTTGTTCGCCAAAGTCTCACCGGCATCCCGCAGGGCGATATTAAACGTCGTAGCAGCAGTACCGATATTCGCCACAATCATCGTCGAAATAATCGTTTCCGTTGCAGACGGCACAGTATAAATATCCGTATCCGACGTAGTGGTCAAATGCGACTGACCCAAAATCTTGTAACTCGTAGCCATTTTCTCCCTAGCCTCCCATTAACAAAAGCGAATTCTCAAAACCACCAGCACCGCCACCACCAAGAGCCTCCCACGCAGCACCCGTCCACACCGTCGTCGTGTTATCCGAAGTCAAATAAGTGACCATACCCTCAGACGGAGTACCAATCGCCGCAGTACGCTCCGCAGTACCCGCAAACACCATCACAGTTTGATCCGAAATGGTATTCATTTCCGAGGCCTCAAGAACCTCACCAGCAGTGAACGTTAAACGTGGCACGCGCTACTCCCTAGAATCCAAGACGACCAGTGTCTAGTTTACCGAATACCGCGTCGTCCAGGATAAACGGCGCGAACTCCAACGGGTCAAACTGGAAACGCACATCATGACGGCCAGGCTCCACCGAATGCTCAACACGGAAAATCTGAGCGTAACGGTCAATCGGGTCACCAATCTGATTCGGAGTAACAATCACCCGACACACATCACCAATTTCCAACCCCAACACTGAAGCACGATCCGACGTGCCTAACGTGTCCACATTCACCGTAATCGACTGGAACCGCAACTCCGGCGACGCATAACGCGCCACCACATAGTTCGCAATATCATCAATCTCCTCCAACGTGGCCAGAGTCTCCAACTCATAATTAATCACGCCATATGTCGTCTGCGACAAAGCATCACTCGCAATCGCAGTACCCTCCGGACTCGTAATAATCGCCCGATTGTAAATAAACTCCGAATCGAAATTAATGCCAGCACCAGTAAACGGAATCCCCGTACCATCATCAGCAAACGTCACCAAACCGTCAGAACGCGGGGCAGCATCAGACCGTTGCCGAAACTGCAAATCCCCATTCTTCGCAATAAACAACTGACCCTGCTCAGAAGCCTCAACCAGTTGCAAATACTCCAACGCATTCTGATCCTCAAACGAACCAGCCACAACAGTGTTATCACCCGTGTCAATGTTTCGCCTATCCGCAGGCCAATCCACCGTGAACTGGTCCAACACGGCAGAAACCCGTTCACCCGTCGTCTGCTCCACCGCCGAACCCGACGACAACACATTCTGACGAGCCAAAAACACGAAATCGTCCGAAGCGTTCGTCGTCACCTTCGACCTACCAGAAGTCTGATAGTCATAGTTCCAGTCGTTAATCGACCCGAAGAACTGAGCCGTCCCATCCATAGAAACGCGGATAGGGGCACGCGGCACAATATCCAACGCCGTACCCACTACCGGGTCAAAGAACCGATCCTCATTATTAAACTCCACATCGAGTGTTCCCGACTGGAACTTATCCAAATCGCGGTTCTTACCTCGACTCGTAGACAGGCGCACCATCTTGTCCGACACATCCACAAACGACTGTCCACCCAACGTATATTCCGTGTTGTCCAAAACCCCGGCAACAGGGTCATCCAACACAAACCCGCGGGTAACACCAATTTCAACAGTGATAGCCACTATGCACTCGCAAACACGGGACCGCTGGCACGCTCATAACGTTTAATGGCCGTCACAACTTCCTCACCAATACGCACCGGGTCACCCACACCCGCCGTCACATTAATGTTGTAGGTCGGTCCACCCATCCGGTCTAGTTTGTCCAACGGAATGACGGCCTCCGGGCCAGCCTCACCAATCAGCGACATTGTGGGTTGGTCTACGATTCCACCTTCCGCAAGAGCGACTCGTGGCAGGGCAATCGTCGGCACAGTAGCAATGTTGATACCAAACGATTTACCGCCGAGACCAGGCACCCAATCAGGAATGTCCACGTTGATAGTGTTCAGCGCGCGGATAATCGCATTGACACCACCAATAATCCCGTTCACAAACGCCTCAAACGCAGTTATATAAGTGTTGATAATGTCGCCAAAGAATGACTTGAGTCCCTCGAACACCAACATGAAACCCTCAGCAAACAGGGCAACACGCTCGCTCAGTTTGTCAATCCCGCCAATAAATATGCCAATCGCCGCAATCAGGACGGCACTAAAGATTTCCGCCACGAATTGCAGAATCGGAATTAAAAACTCCAGGTAAGAAATCAGTATTGGCAGAATCGCCTCAATCAGTGGCATGAATGCTTCCAGCAGTTGCAGGATGACCGGAATCAGCGGAATAAATAGTTGCTGGAGGAGGATTGTCAAAATCGGCAGTAGTTGTTGCACCAGATTCACCAACACTGGCAAAACAGCCTGAATGAACGGCATGAACGCTTCCACCAGTTGCAGGATTACCGGCAGAATCATTTGGATTAGTTCCACAAACACCGGCAGGATTTGGTCAATCAAATCGAAAAACGCTGTAGCCAAAACACCGATGACCGGAATCAACGGCATAAACCCTTCCAACAATCCAGGAATCTGCGCCGCCACATTCTCAATCACCGGAGCCAACTGCTCCATCACCTGAGTCAAAATCGGAGCCAACTGTTCCACAATCGGCAACATCGCCTGAGTCAGCGTGGCAAACGCCGGAACAAGTGCCGCACCAACCGTCGCCTGCATATTGCTGAACGAGGCAGACAAAATCCTCTGCGAGTTCGCCAACCCATCAGACGTATTAGCAAAATCACCCTGCGTTTTCGCAGTCTCCTCCATGAGCAAGCCATAACGGGCCTGGACCTTCTGGTCCTCCGTCATCTGCTCGCCGACTTGAATCAGGCCCTCACGGAGCGCATACGCCTGCACCTCAGACTGGAGCAGGTTAATACCAAACCGTTTCAGCGGTTCAGCCTCACCAGCCAAACCAGACTGGAACACCTGCAACGCCTCAGAAACCTCAATGTTAAACACGGAGGCAAAGTCAGCCGCCCGGCCAGACACATCACCGATAAACCCGGCAACATTGCCACCCTCACCGACAACACGATCTGCAAACGCTGAGAACCGGACCGCGGCCTGGTTAAACTCCGTCTGTGAAACACCCATCGCAGTAGCGGCAGACTCACCCAGTTTGGTGATTTCCGCAGCCGACTCACCAAACGACACATTCAGCGCGTTAAGCGACTCCTCAAGGTCCGACGCTTCCGAAACCGCGGCCTTCGCAAACCCCGTAATCGCACGGACAGAAAAAGCCCCAGCGAGCAGGCCACCCAGTTTGGCAATCTGTTTACCAAACCCACCCAACTGTTTCTGAGCGTTCTTCAACCCCTTCGGGTCCGACTTGTAAACAATCGGGAGGGTTATACCTTTTGCCTGCGCCATTACTTAAGCCCCCTACGATTAACCTTCGTCACAAACCCGTCAATAATTTCCAACACCTGATCCACCAGGAACGGTTTTTCCTTCATAAAGTTCTGCCAGGCGAAACGACCACCCTTACCGCCCATCGACAACGGATAACGGCGATTCAGATTGTCAATAAACTTCCGACCCCGAGGACCCCGCACATACCGTCCACGAGTACCCGCCAAATCCGCAATCTTCACACCAGCCTTATACTGACCACGCCCATACACCTCAAAACGGGCAATAGACCCACGGCCACCGCCCGGAGTCGCATACGCCCCCACATTCACTCCACGCCACGCTGTACGCCCACTGTGGCGCATACCAGACAACGGAGCCTGTGAGGGGATACGAGACTTGATTCGCGCCGCAGTCGGACGAATAGCGTCCTTAATATCCCGTCCTACTTCTTTGCGTAGGTTCGGGTCAATGTCAGCCAGGGCGCGATTCAGACGGCGCAGACTGTCAGTATTGACAGAGACACGAACAGGCATATGGCGGGAAACCTCCGCCTCCCATTCTACCTTTTGCCCTTCTTTGACATTTTCTGCGAACGAGACACCAAATAGCGTTGAATCGTCCACAACATACGCGGTTCCAGGCTCAACAACTCAGACGGAGGAATAGCAGTCTCCACGGCAATCGTGGCAATCAGCCAATGTGCTGAGGACTCCCCCAGCCCAACTATTTTTTTGAGCCGGACTCCTGCACCGAGTTCACTGTTTCGGTCCACTGCTCAAACGACTTATCGCCCGTCTTGCCCTGCCTCCGCAAAGACGTGTAGGCGAGGAAAAACAGGTGAGTGATCCGCACTTCTTTTTCCAGGCGCGCAATCGACAAGTCGAAATGCTGCTCGAACGCAATCAAGTCAGCGGCGAGACACGAAACAGTTTCCTCAGTACCGTCGAGGAAAGACACTTGTAGGTTAATCGGGTTCATACCCGACAGCCTACTACGCCGTGAGGCGAGTTACAGTACCCGACGCAATCGGCCATTCAACCGACAGTGTGGCCAAATCGCCCACTGACGAATCGTAGGGGCTGTATTCCGTGCAAAGGTACACAGCGGAGAACCCAGGATTCGTGCTTCCAATCGCCTCAGAAGTCGGCTTCACCACAACAGTAGCGTTCGACCCGAGAAGCGGGAACAGAGTCGCATCCACGGAAGCGGCTCCAAAGTCCTGGTGGAAGTCAAGCGAAATGCTGGCATCCTTCAGACCGCCAATGCGCTGCCGGTAGTCGTTACCGAAAGCAGTGGTCTCCTGCTCCTCCGAAGTGAGAGACAGAGTAACGGCGGCCAGGCTGGAACTGAAGTCTGTGCCGTTAATGGTGATGTCGTAGTCCTTAGCCACAAACTTGGCCACAATAACTCCTTAAAGTGCAAATACGGTGACCGAGAAATCCACGGCCATATAGTTGATATCTCCTATTGTAATAGGCGCAATGTCCCGCACTGCGGTCACGCGAACATCAAACGCCGCGCCACCCAAAGTCGAATCCGACTCAATCGCCGTCTTCACCGACTTTGCCCCATCATCAATAAACTCGTCCAGTTTTCGTTGTGCCCGTCGAACAGTTGTTCGAGTGACGACACAATTCACAATGAACGTGTATTCCGTGGCACCCCGTTGGAACGCCACATCATAAGTAACCGTATCCAAGTCAATGACTGCACACGGTAGAGCCGGGTTATCCGGCACTTCTTCATAAACCCGAATCCCAGCAATCGTGCCCAGATTCGTGGCCAACCCGTCACGGATGTCTGCGAGGCTCACGCCATTTTCACCCGTCTAAAGGGCGACAACAGTTTCTGCACGTCCGGATCTATACGACCCACACGGACGACACCCATTTCGTCAAACCCAGCCACACCGAGCGGGGAATCGTAACGACGATATTGCCGGAGCGTGAGCAAAAGCGCGGCCTGCTCAATAGCAGTCGGAATCGGAGTAAACCCAAACGTTCCAGCGACCTGAACTGTCGCCTCATAATGATTCACATTCCGTGGCTCAAAAGTCGGAAACACATAATCGCCAACAGCGCGAATCCTCGTGGACGGTGTGACAAGTCCACCCGCCTGACCATTCAACGGCTCCAACTGATAATCAGTCGAAGTCCAAGTCACGTCAAACGATTCACCCGTGGACGACGTTTTCAAAGTCGTCAGAGAAGTCAGATCGTCAATTTCACACGTGAACGAATCCCGAGGAATAAACACACGGGTCTCTGTCGTCGCGTAGAAAACCCGTTCACAATAGCCATCGATTTCCCGAGACGCTGCCTCAATCGACAGTTCCAAAATCTCGTCATCGATGTTGTCAGTAATCCTCAACGCTTTTTTCACCAGCGCGAGCGAAACGTAACCATCAGTCACTGCCACAATAAGCCTCCACCGCTAGTTTACCGGAGCCATTCCCCTAGCCTGCGAGACTTCAACGTCCACGAAAAAGACATGTCATTAATCGCGGCCTTCTTCCGATAGAACTCCACATTCCTCCGGAACGTGTCCTGATTGCGTTCCTGCAAACGCGGATCG